GCGATACGGACAGCGCACTCAGGTGGGCATGGGTGGCTACCAGCGTGGTGGCGATCGTCAACCAGGTGCCGCTGCCGCCGGATATGGACGTCACGAAAGACCTGGTCCTGCACCTGCTCACCAAGAAAGACGCTGATGCCAATACGGTGACCCTGGCATCGGATGCCTATTTTATGGATGGGGACACCAAGGTGGAAGACGTGACGGCTACGATTGCCCAGGCATTCGGAGAGACCATAATCACCATCGCGGCCACGGATATCCCGGCAGGGGCGCAGACGGTTACCATCGAGCTGACCCCGAGCGCGCACGCAGGTGATGCGCTCTACATGCAGGGATCGTGGCTGGAATATACGTCGAAGCTGCTGGCATCGTAAACAAGGAATGTTCACCGTTGACCGTTCACCGTTTTCCGACGGACAACGGTGAACGGATAACCCGACAGAGGCGGACAAGCCGACTGCGCCATAGCAGCTATTGCTGCGACGGCCGGGCGGATAACAGACAACAAACTAAAGGGAGGATTAAATCATGATTATTAATCAAGCAAATCTGGAAGGCATTTATAAGAGCTTTTCGACGATTTTCAACGAGGCATTAGCTCAGGCCGAATCCATGTGGCCCCTGGTCGCAATGCACGTGCCCAGCGGCGGCCGCAGCGTCGATTACAAGTGGCTGGGCGATTATCCCACCATGAGGGAGTGGGTCGGGGACCGGGTCATCAAGGACCTCTCCGCGTTCCACTACGAGATCGTCAACAAGAGTTATGAAGCCACGATCGAGGTGGATCGCGACGATATCTCGGATGATCAGGTCGGCGTGTATACGCCCATGATCCAGGGCCTCGCCCAGGAGGCCAAGGCCCACCCGGATATTCTCGTGTGGGCGCTGCTCGCTGCCGGCTTCGACACAGACTGCTATGATGGGCAGTATTTCTTCGATGGCGATCATCCGGTGGGCGACGGATCGGCATCCAACGACGGCGGCGGTGGGGGCGATCCCTGGTTCCTTCTGGATCTCCGCAAGGCGATCAAACCCATTATTCTCCAGGTCCGGAAAACGCCGGAATTCGTTGCGCAGGATAAGATGGATGACGAGAATGTGTTCCTGCGGAAAAAATTCCGCTATGGGGTAGATGACCGGAAAAATGTGGGCTACGGGCTCTGGCAGATCGCCTACGGCTCTAAAGACACTCTGAATGCCGCCAATTATGCGGCGGCCCGCGCAGCCATGATGGCGTATACCAAAGAAGATGAGGTTACCAAGCTGGGCATAAGCCCGAGCCACCTGGTGTACGGCCCGACCAACGAGTCAGCGGCAAGGACGCTCATAGTCAATGAGCGCAACGATGCCGGCGCGTCCAACCCCTGGTACAACACGGTTGAGCCGGTGCTGGTACCCTGGCTCGCATAGACCACGCGGATAAAAATATAAGGTTAAGAAGTTCAGGGTTCAGGGGTTCAAGAGTTAACCCTGAACCCGGAACGTTGAACAGGGAACCTAACAACGGAGGTCTACCATGATTCGAATAACGAGCAAGCAGCATAACTTCCGGCGCTGCAGGGTCGCCCATCCCAAAGGGACGACCGAGTACCCGGATGATACGTTCACTCCGGAGCAAGTGAAGGTTCTGGAGGCGGAGCCGAAACTGACGGTGGAGATCGTTCCCGCCGTCGCTGAAGCTATGGCGGGCGGGGAGCAGGGTGAAGGGCAGATCGAGGGCACGGAGGAGTCCTCCTCCGCTGAAGTTCCGGAGGACGGGGAGCAGGCCGACCCGGGAGAGCAGATCGAAGGCACGGAGGAGGAGCGGCCCGACCTGACGGTTCGGGAGATAAAAGAGCGGCTGGAAGAGATGGGAGTCGAGTTTCCGCCCAAGGCCAAAAAAGAAGAGCTGCAGCAACTCCTCGCGGAAAAGATGAGCGAGCAGTCGGACACGGAATAACATGGCCTATTGCGCGCAAGACGAGACACATAACGACATCCTGGACCAGATCGATGAGGCTATTCTTATCCAGTTGACGGATGACACAGGCGCAGGCGCGGTGGACGAGGACAAGGTAACCAAGGCGATCGAGGACGCGGACGCTACCATAGACGCGTACTGCCAGGGCAGATATACGATTCCTCTTTCGCCGGTACCGGATAAGATCCGGCAGGTCAGCGTGGATATCGCCATCTATAATCTCTTCTCCAGGCGCGGGGACGCCGCGCCCGAGACACGCAAAGACAGGCACAAGGAGGCGATCCGTTTCCTGGAGAAGGTCGGGGAAGGAAAGATCAGGCTGGGCGCTGCAACGCCGGCGCCGGCCAACACGCCGGATACGGTTAATATTTCGTCGAATAAGAGGATCTTCGATCGCGACAAGATGAGCGGGCTTTAATGAGCGGGAGGCTCCACAAAAAGATCCGGCGGGCGGCCCGCAAGGCGGCGGATAAACGGTTTATCGCGATGGTCGGGCAGATCGGGCAATTGCCGTTCAGGCAGCGGCTGTGGTTCGCCCTGAAAATTATCAAGGGGGCCGGGTAATGCACGAGTTCGAGGAGCTGGAGCAGGTTGTTCTCGATACCCTGGAGCCGCTGAAAGATCAGGGCGTCAAGACCCTGGAGCTTTATGCGGGCCAGGCCGAGGCAGAGGACATCGAGGAGCTGGCCAGGATGACGCTGCTTTTTCCCTGCGTTTACGTTGTGGCCACGGGCCTGGCGCTCACGCACAAGGACCGCTACGACGAGGAGGATATCGGGATCATGCTCCTTGTGGGGGATAAAAACCTGCGGGGCACTGAGGCCTCGAGGCGTGGGGATTCCACGAGCATGGGAGTCTATGAGATCCTGGAGTTGACCGAGAGACTGCTGCACAGGCAAAAGATCCACAGCTCAGGCGTCATGCTCTTACGCTCCGCGGCGCCGCTGTACCTGGCGCCTAAAAAGGGGCTTTGTTTTTATGCGGCGAGATATGAGTTTAAGACAATCAAGAGTTAGTAATGTGTCAAATGGTCAAATGGTTGAGTAGTCGAGTAGTTGAGTGGCCGGATTGATTGAGTGGTTTAACGACTTAACAACTTAACTATTTAACTAATTAACGAATTAACCGACTAAAAGGAGGTTATTATGCCATTAGCATCGAACGCGGACAATATCCGCTATTACGGCACCGGCAGGGCATATGCCGGCGAGGTGGGCGGGGCGTCGTTCGACGACCTGGGGGAGCTGGAAAATATGAATTTCGCCCTCACGGTCACGACCGAAAAGCTCAAGAGCACGCGGAACGCGGCCAGGGCAACGATCATCGAAAAGGAGACGGAGCGGGACGGGGTGCTTACCTTCGGGCTCCGGGAGATGACGAACGAAAACCTCAAGATGACCCTGCTCGGATCGGCAATCAACACCGATAACCAGGCCGCGAGCTTCGTATATCAGGACGAGGTCGGGGCGGAAGCGGACGTGGCCCTGGAAGACGATCTGTACGTGGATCTCGGCAAGCTGAACGTGTTTATCACAAAGTTGACCGGCACGATCACGGGGACGCTGGCGGCAGGCGACACGGTGACGGGCGACACCTCTACAGCCACGGGCGACATAGCATATATGGCGGCTGGGTATATCGAGCTGGTTAATGTATCGGGAACATTCCAGGCGGACGAGGAAGTTTATGAGACGCAGGGCACAAATTATATCACGCCCACGGGTATCGAGACCCTCGAGGACGTGGTGGTTACCGATGCGGCCGGAACGACACGCCGCGAACAGGGTGACGACTACAGCCTGGACCCGGATTACGGGTACATCCGCAAGCTGAGCGCCGGGGCCATCATCGACACGGACGTGATCTCTTACGATTACGAAGCCGTGACCCGCTCGTATATCTGGGGAATGTCCGCGGGATCGGTGGAGCGCAAGCTGATCTTCGTTTCCGATAAAGACGACAACGGCGTGCGGCAGAGATGGACATTCCACAAGGTCAATATCCTGCTCAACGGCGAGTTCCCGCTGATCGGGGAAGGCGCCTCGGTGCTCGCGGTCACGGGTACGGTCCTGAAAGACACGGACCAGGCCAGCGGCCAGGAGTATTACAAAGTCGAGACGATGTAATCCCGCTTTAGCGGGATAGCAGCATAGCAAGTTAGCTCATAGGCCATAGAGCTAAATTGCTGTCAGCTATGAGCTATGAGCTATCACGCACCGGAGGATCTATGAGAAAAGAAAAGCCGTTTAAAATCGGCGATAAAAAATTTACCGCCTATGAGCTCACGGTCAGACAGATCGCGCAGATAACGGACTCGCTGGGGAAAGACACGGAAGTCAGCGATATCGACATGCTATTTCCGGACCGGCTACCCTCAGGCGCTCTCGCGATGAGCCTCGACATAACGATCGAGGACCTGGCCGGGTATGCCCCGTCCGAGATAGAGGCCATGATCGATGTGGTCGAAGAAGTAAACCCTACCTTTGCCGGCCTGCTGCAAAGGCTGGCAAATCTCGGGCGGGCGGCGCTGGCAGCGCAGAAATCAGAAAAGCAGTCTGCCGGCTGATTATGATGGGCCACGCGCAGGCGTGGGATTACGGCTGGAGTTTTTTTAATCTCGCGATCGGGGAGACCATCCGGTGGCTCAAGCCTCCGGAGAATGAGCGATGACGGACCGGAAAGTCAAAATAACGGTCGAAGCCAGGGACCGGACAAAAGAAGAGCTCCGCAAGACCAGGACCGAGCTGGACAAGACCAAGAAATCCGCGGCCGCCGCCCGGAAAGTCATGGAGGCCAGATCGGCCCTGGGGGTGCGGCCCTACAAGGAGATCCGGGACGAGATTACAAAACTCCGGGGCTCCTACGATACGCTCAAAAAATCGGGGACCCTGTCGAGCGCGGAGCTTTACCAGGCAAAGGTCAAGCTCAAACAAAAGACCGCCGAGCTGCGCAGAGAGACCGGCGATTGGGCGGGTGAGCTGAAGAAGGCGCGCGGCGGGTTGATTGCCCTGGCAGGTGCCGGGTACGCGGTCATCAAAGCCTTTAACCGCTACAGCGAGTTCTCCCAGCGCATGGCAGAGGTCAATACCCTGATCGACGTGAGCAAGGAGCAGTTCGCCTCCCTGGGCGACGAGATCAGGGCAATGACAAAGGAGATCCCCCAGACCGCCACGGAGCTCGCAGCCGCACAGTACGATATCCTTTCAGCGGGAGTGGCCCTGGAGAAGTCGGTCGGGGTTTTAGAACTATCCGCCAAGGCCGCGGTCGGCGGCGTTACGGACACCAAGACGGCCGCGAACGCCGGGATCGCGGTTATCAACGCATACGGCAAGTCGATCGACGAGCTGGAAGAGGTCTACGATATCCTGTTTACGACCGTCAGGCTCGGCGTCACCACGTTTCCCCAGCTCGCCCATTCCATAGGCGAGGTCCTGCCCACCGCAAGGGCAGCAGGCGTGGAGCTCCGGGATGTTTCAGCCGCCATCGCGACCATGACCAAGGCCGGCCTCCGCACGCCCCAGGCCATGACCGCGCTCAAGGGCGCGATCAATGCAATGGCCGCTCCCACGCCGGAAGCAAAGAAAAAGTTCGACGAGCTCGGGATCACCTGGAAGGGGCTCATTCCGACCCTGGATGCCATCCGCAAACAAAGTCTAGGTATCGCCCAGATGCGCCTGCTGATCCCGGATGTTGAGGCGCGCACCGGGGTAATGGCCCTGCGCGATAATTTCGACGATCTCACAAAAACCCTGGACGAGATGGCGGACTCCTCCGGAGCGATGGCGGAGGCCAACGAGAAAATGAAGGACACGCCGGCCAACCAGATGAAGCTTTTCAGAAACGAGATCGATCTCCTGATGATCTCCGCGGGCGCCCTGGCCTCCAAAGCCCTGCTTCCCCTGGCCAAGGGACTGCGGGCACTGATCGATTCCTTCGAAAAGATGGACCCGGTAACAAAGTCGCTCGTCGGTACGCTGGCGAGCGCAGCGGGCGCTTTTGTTATCTGGAAACTGGGGCTGGCGTCTATGGTATCGGGTCTCAAAGGGCTTATTGTTCATGCCGGGGCCGCCCAGGCAGCCGTAGGCTCTTTGAACGCACAATTTGCCGCAACCGGGGTTCTTATGAAGGCGGGCCTGGCCGCGTCCGTGCTCTACACGTCATATCAGCTGGCCACCCTAACAGCAGAGGCATACAAGGCGATCAAGGCACACAAGGCCATGCGGGAATCCCAGGACCGGCTCAGGGAAAATTCGGACCGGCTCATGCGCAAGTATGAAGAGTTCAAGGACGTGAAGCTCCCTGACGACATCACCGAGCTCGCCCAGGAGGACCTCGAGGAGCTGAGGCAAAGGCTGGCGAAGGCCAGGGTATATTACACGGCGCTCAAGGCCAAGCTCGAAGAAAAGGGGGCGGGCAAGGAGCTGAAGATTGTCAATGCCCGGCTCAAAGAGATCCAGACGGATTTTAAAAAGGTCGGGGAGGCCGCTTCCGGCGCGGCCGGCGAAATGGAAAAACCCGTCAAGGCTGCGGAGGCCACAAACAAAATGCTCGACGAGTTCGAGAAAAAGGCCAAGAAGGCGTACGAGGA